ATGCCGAGAGAAAGACCTATCGTCAATTGGAATGAAGTGCCTGTGATTATTGATGTGCCGTATGTGGCACGGTTGCTTGCACTTAATGTTGATTACACAACACGGCTTGCACAAAGGGGCATTCTTCCTGCCCACAAAATCGGAAAGCTTTGGCGATTTGATAAGGAAGAAATCAGACAATACATAAAGGAGCATTAACAATGCGGTTAAGAAATTACCCGACAAAAAGAAAGCTGCTCAAAGATATTGAAAACCTCAGAGCAGAGAACAGACATCTCAGCATTGAACTGAGAAACGCAAGAACGGACCTTGCGCTCGAAAAAACAGCGTCAAGCGGTTATCGTCACGAAAACCGAGAGCTAAAACGCAAACTCAAAGCCCTTGAAACGCCTGAATCCGAAGCATTCAATTTTGAATGTATGGGTGTTTCAAATGTCAACTGAAAAAGAAAAATCCGCTGAAGCTCTGCAAAGCCTCAACGGATAGTAAGGATATAAACAATATAACCACCTTGATTATATCCTTTCTTACTCAAAAAATCAAGAAGGAAGTGATATTTATCGAATTACTTGAATTTAAGAACAAAATTTTTGAATTACTCAATGTTACCAAAACATCAGAAATCGGAAATGCTTTACTTGACGTTGTTTTAAAGCCAAATTTTTATATTTTTGATGAGTATAAAAAACTTGATGACGGTTCAAAAGACTGGCTGCAATCGTTATGGCAATATTATGAAGCCGACAGAACAGAAAAGAAACAGGATTATACCCCAAAGAGCCTTTGTAAATTAGTCTCTGCTTTAGCTGGTAACTGTGAAACGGTTTACGATTGTTGTGGTGGTAGCGGTGCTTTAACGGTACAAATGCTAAAAGATAGCAAAGCGAAATTCGTTTGTGTTGAAGAGCTTGATGAAAAAGTCATACCATTTTTACTATTTAATCTGTGTTTGCATAATGTAAACGGCTATGTTTTAAATGGCGATGTATTGACGCGCAAGTTTTTTAAAATATATAAACTTTCGGCAGATGATAAATATAGCAAAGTGGACGAATTGCCAAGCAAAGAACAAATCAATCTGCATTGTGATGTTGCAATAAGTAATCCGCCTTACAACATCAAATGGCAACCGCCGTTACCGCTTGAAAATGACATTAGATTTCCCGTTGTCCCACCCGAAAGTAATGCAAATTATGCATTTGTTTTTAATTGCATTGCAAGAGCAAACAAAGCAGTCTTGATTCTGCCAATGGGCGCATTGACGCAACGCAATGAATATGATATACGAAAATATTTGATTGATAATGATTTGATTGAATCGATTATTACTTTACCAAATAATATGTTTGAATGTACGAGTATATCAACTTGCATAATGGTTTTAAACAAAAACAAAGCAAACAAAGATAAAGTGAATCTGATACATAGCATTCAAAACTTTGTCGTTGAAGAGCGAGAACAAAATGGACAGTTTGGCGGTAAAAGTCATACGAACAGAACTTACAAAAAGAAATATAATGTTTTGTCCGATGAAAATATAAATAAAATCATTCAGGTTATCGAAAACCTAACAGAAGTGAATGAATTTTCTTTGATAAAGTCAAACACAGAGATAGCAGAAAAGAAATATATGCTCGCTCCGAGTATGTTTTTTGATGTTAGCATTGAAGATTTTGAAGATAACAAACATCGTGATTTGCAAGAAATAGCCAACAATATTAACTACATCATTAAAATGCAAAATGCTTGTAAATTAGTAATCAATGAGACAATTGCTAAGAAAATGGGTTTTGACATTCAGCTTTATAAGAACGAGTTCAAAAATTCAAATCAACTTGCAGATGAGCAGTCTAAATTGTTAGGCATTAAGATTGAAAAGTCTGATTATATCCAATTCACCAAAAATAAGAACGAATTTGCATTTAAGTGCAATGATAAAGAATTGTTACCGGATATATTTATTCATTTTTTGTCGATTTGGAAAAATCAAATTGCTCTGCTAAACACAATGCAAAATCAATATTTAGTCGAATTAAGAGATGCTTTGTTGCCAGACTTAATGTCAGGCAAAATCCAAATTGACAAGAAGGAAGGTTGAAAAATGTCAGAAATAACAGTAAGCGAACAGCATAAGCAGGCGATAGAGCTTCATCAGAAGATAATCGTAAGCGCAAACCTTGCACAGCAGAACATATGGGATATGTGCAACGGACTTAAAACAATGCGTGACAACAAGCTGTATAAGGAGCTTGGATATCAGAACTTTGAGGACTATTGCGAAACAGAGGTAGGTTTCAGCAGAATGCAGGCTCATAAGTATATTTCGATAATCGAAAATATAAACACTCAAAATGTAAACTCGAGTTTACATTTAGGTGTTACAAAACTTGCTTTGCTCGCTACCATAAGCGAACCCGAACAGGCTGAAATCGCCGAAAAACTTGACCTTGAAAACACAACGGTCAAGCAGTTAAAAACTGAAATTGACAGCCTTAAAGCTGAAAAGCAGGAGGCAACCGACAAGAGCATTGACTATTGCAGACAGCTCAATAACGCTAAGAAAGACGCCGACTATTACAAGCAACAGGCGGACACTTCAAAAGAAAGCTACCGCAATATTGAAAATCAGCTTGCAGAGGAAAAGAACAAAAATTTCAAGCTGACAAATAAAGTTCAGGAGCTTGAAAGCCGTCCTATTGAAGTTGCCGTTGCAGAACCGAGCGACAATGAACGCAGACTTAATGAAACGATTAAGGCTTTGGAAAGAGAGAACATTAAGCATTATGACGAGCTCGAAGCGGAGTATCGCAATAATGAAAAAATCGTCAGAAAGCAGCTTGAGGACGAAAAACAGGAGGCTCTTCGCAAACAGAAAGAGGAGTATGAAGAAAGGCTGAAAAATGTTCAGACTGCCGACGGTTCATCAGATGACAAGGATGTTTTCAAGGCATACTTTTCAATTGCATATGACAGCTTTGTCCGTATGCTCGATTTTGCCAAGCAGTCACAGGACAAGGAATTTTTCAAAGGCAAGGTTGAACATCTTATCAATGCACTTGCCGTACAGAACACAAATCTTTAAGGAGAAACGAAAATGAAACTTTATGAGCTTACCGAGATGTACTCGGATTTATTTAATCAGTTTGACGCTATCAACGAATGGGAACCTGATACGAATGCAGACGGAATGCCGATTGATGATGACGGCAATATCATCGCCAATGTGGACGCATACCGCAACAAGATGTTGACAGCGTGGTTCGATACTCTCACGGGCATTGAGGGCGAATTTGACGAGAAAGCTGAGAGCATTGCAATCTACTACAAACAGCTTCTTGCCGAGGCTAAAATGCTTAAAGCCGAAAAGGCGGCAATTGCAAAAAGACAGTCACAAAAAGAAAAGCAGGCGGAGAGCCTTAAAACCTATCTGTTTAAGTCAATGCAGGCGCTCGGCAGACAGAAGATTGATATGCCGAGAGCGGTTATGTCGCTTAAAAAGAACGCTCCGAGCCTTGTTATTGATGATGAAATTTCATTTGTTGAGTGGGCGGAGGAACAAAACCTTGACCACCTCTTAAAGTACAGTATGCCCGAAGTGAAAAAGAATGATGTCAAGGCTCTCTGCAAAAAGGGCGAAGAAATCCCCTTCGTACATATGGAAGCCAAGCAGTCATTAAGTATTAAGTGAGGTGTTATTTATGGGATTACCTATATTGGTTTTAGGATATTCAGGCAGCGGAAAATCTGCCTCTTTAAGAAATTTCAAAGCAAATGAACTTGCTCTTGTGAATGTAAACGGAAAATCACTCCCGTTCAGAACAAAATTTACTTCTTCAATCAATTCCGACAACTACATAGATATTGAGGACTTTATCAAAAAGCAGAAATGCAAGTCGATTGCAGTTGATGACGCACAGTATCTCATGGCTAACGAATATATGAGAAGAGCCAAGGAAACAGGCTTTCAGAAGTTTACCGATATCGGTAAAAATTTTTGGGAGCTTGTGAAAGAGGTTGAAACTCTCCCGAATGACACGATTGTTTATTTTCTTAGCCATATTGAAACCGACGAAAACGGCAGACAGAAAGCCAAAACAATCGGCAAATTGCTTGACGAAAAAATCTCGGTTGAGGGAATGTTTACCACGGTTTTAAAAACCGTTGTCGTTGACGGCAAGTATCTTTTTGCAACACAAACGGACGGTAACGATACCTGTAAAAGTCCGATAGGCTTGTTTGATTCAATGTACATATCAAATGACCTTAAAATTGTTGATGAAGCATTGAGAACATACTATTCAATGCAACCCGAACAATATTGTGATGAGTGCAAAGCACCGATACTTTCGGACGGTAAACGCACCGTTAAACAGATCATTGACGGCACAACAAAAAATTACGGCAGACAGCTCTGTATGCAGTGTGTTGCAAAGCTAATAAAGCAGAAGAAACAGGAAAAGCAGAGAGAGGGTGCAGGCAATGCAGCTTCGACCGTATCAGAATGACCTTGTTGAACAGGTAAGACAGGCTTGGCGAGAGGGTTACAAAGCCCCTTGCATAGTTCTCGGTTGCGGTGGCGGAAAGTCCTGCATTGTCGCAGAAATTGCAAGACGAACAACTTGGAACGGGAAACGAGTGCTGTTCCTTGTTCACAGGAGAGAGCTTGTTGACCAAATATTCAGAACCTTTGTCCGCTGGGGTGTGCTTATGGATTTGTGCCAAATCGGTATGGTGCAGACCTTTACACGAAGATTGAAGAAACTGCCAAAACCCGCACTTATCATCACAGACGAAAATCATCACAGCCTTGCACAAAGCTACAAACGCATTTACGAACATTTTTCGGATGTTCCGAGGGTTGGCGTCACCGCAACCCCTGTCCGATTAAACGGTGACGGTTTGGGCGATGTCAACGACAAGCTCATAATCGGGGTGAGTACAAAATGGCTCATTGAGCATAACTGCCTTGCCCCGTATGACTACTACGCTCCGAGTGTCGCCGACCTTACGGGTTTACATACTAAAATGGGCGAATATGTAACAGCGGATATTGAAAAGGCAATGATTAAAAACACGGTGTTCGGTGATGTTATCAAATATTACAAACAGCTTGCAGACGGTAAAAAAGCCGTCTGTTACTGTTCTTCGGTAAAGCACAGTCTTGCAACGGCGAAGGCATTCTGTGACGCAGGAATTTCAGCCGAGCATATTGACGGAGCAACTCCAAAGGCACAGAGAGAACAGATTATAGCCGATTTCAGAAACGGCAAAATTACAATTCTCTGCAATGTGGATTTGATTTCAGAGGGCTTTGATGTGCCCGACTGCGAATGTACAATTCTGCTCCGACCTACTCACAGCCTTACGCTTTACATTCAGCAGTCAATGCGATGTATGCGCTATAAGCCAAACAAAAGGGCTGTAATTATTGACCATGTCGGTAACTATGCAAGGCACGGAATGCCTGATGACGACCGAGAATGGACGCTTGAAAAACGCAAAAAGCTGAGTGTTAAAAAAATCGAAAAGGAGCAGGAGGAAAAGGTCAGACAATGTCCCGAATGTTTCTTTACATTTTCAGCACCGCCGGCAGGGCAGAAAGCCGTGTGTCCGCATTGCGGTTATGTATTCCCGACAGCCGAAAGAACCGTTGAAACCGATACCACCGCAAAGCTCATTAAGGTTGAGGGATTCAAGCTTGATTTCAGCACACCCGACGATTGCCACAGCTATGCGGACTTACTTGCATACGCAAAAAGCCACGGCTACAAAACAGGCTGGGCATATTTTCAGGCACGAAAGAGAGGTATGATAGCTTGACAGAAGAACACGCAATTCAGAACAAAATCCGTATTGCAATTGCACCGTACTGCGATATTTTCCGTATAAATGTAGGTGCAGGCTTTACAAAGGACGGCAGATATTTCAATACGGGAGTTCCGCCCGGATTTTCAGATTTGTTCGGTGTCAGAAAATCAGACGGAAGGGCGGTCTTTATCGAGGTTAAAACACCCAAGGGCAGACCTACCGAAAAACAGCAGAAATTCATACAGATGATGAAACTCAACGGTGCTGTTGCAGGAGTGTGCAGAAGTGCCGAGGACGCTGTAAATTTAGTGATAAAGGAGTAATAATTATGGGATTTAAAGCAAATTGGAGCGAGGCGGCACAGCCTAATTCACTCAAGCCCGAGGGCGATTATGAGTGTCTTATAGCAAAGGCAGAGGAGCGTGACTACACTAATTCAAAAGGCGAGGAAAAAACCTGCCTGAACATTTCGTTCGTTATCCGAAACGATGTTGAGCAGGGGTATAAAAACGGATATATCTTCCATACCTTGTGGAAACGCATAGGACCGACCGAGAACGATATGCAGGTAAACGGATACGGCTTTAATCAGGTTATGGCTCTCGGCAAGGCGGCAGGACTTCCCGACGGCAAGGATTACGACAGCCTTGAACAGTTCCTCGGTGAGCTTGTGAAAAAGCCTGTTCGTGTAACCGTTAAGCACGGCGAATGGAACGGCAAAAAAAGAGAAGAAGTCAGCTGGCTCAATCCTACAAAGTATCCGACAGTAAAGCATACCTTCAAACAGTCGCAGAACGGCACGGCAACAGCCTATGCACAGCCACAGCAGAGTTATGCACCTGCACAGACAGCAAATCAGAGCTTTGTTGATATGCCGATTGACGATGATTTGCCGTTCTGATTTTAAAGAAATTCTTCGGGAATTGCATAAAACAGTGCAATTTTCACCGTGTTTTTCCTTATATATGGAGGTGAAAAAATGGGCTTTACAAATTTAAACCCAAATAAAAATAAATATTTTGCAGTTCCCGAGGAATTGAAAGGTTATAAAAACTGGGTGTGCTGGCAGTCATATCCCGATCCGAAATCGCACAGCGGAATTTCAAAGAAACCGATAAATCCAAGAACGGGTGGCTTTGCAATGCCGAATAACTCGGACACTTGGTCAGATTTTGAAACAGCAGTCAGAGAATCCGCCAAATATTCAGGCATAGGCTTTATGTTCTCAAATTCACCGTTCTTCGGTGTTGACCTTGACGATATGCCAAACGATATTGAGGACTACAAAAACGGCGGAACTGACAACATAATCAGCGAGTTTGTGAACACTTTGCAGAGCTACACCGAATTTTCGCAGAGTAAAACAGGTGTTCACATAATCTGTAAGGGAACTCTTCCCGAGGGCAGAAGAAAGGCTAAGAATGATTCGGGCGGCTTTGAAATGTACGAAAACGGCAGATTTTTCGTTGTGACAGGCGATTACTGCTCGGAATATGCCTACATAAACGATTGCACCGAAAGCATAAAGCCATTACATTCAAAATATCTCGGCAAGGCAACAGAGCCACAGCCAAAGCTCCGTAACATTGAGGCTAATCTCAATACGGTTGACGATATCGTAAGGGCTGCCTGCAATGCCAAAAACGGCAATCTTTTCAGAGCCTTATACAGCGGTGATTTTTCGGCTTATGCGTCACAGAGCGAGGCTGATATGGCGTTCTGCAATATGCTTGCGTTCTGGTGCGGTTGCGATACCGACAAGATGGATTCGATTTTCAGACAATCAGGCTTAATGCGTGACAAGTGGGACAGAAAGCAGTCCGGCACAACCTACGGCATTATAACCCTGCAAAAGGCTGTGTCGGGCTGTACGCAGACCTATAACCCAAAACAGCATAACGATTATTCAATTTCAATCAGCAACGGCAAGGCTGTTCAAGCGGTTGACGAAGAAAAAATGCGTGCCTACACCTTTGACGATATGGGCAATGCTGACAGGTTTGTTGATTTATTCGGTGATAATGTAAGGTATTGTTATACAGAGAAAAAATGGTACTACTACAATTCTATGAAGTGGTGTGTTGACAATATCGGCGTTGTGTTAAGAATGGCAGACAAGAGCGTTGAGGCTATGAAAGCCGAGGCAAAGCTATACTTGCAGGCTGATGAGGAAAGCGGCGGAGATATGTCGAAAGCATTTGAAAAGCATATGAAAGCAAGCCGCTCCAATAAGTCAAAAAAAGCAATGCTCAACGAGGTTGAACACCATATCCCCGTACTTCCGGCACAAATGGATAAATACCGTATGGCATTAAACACCCCAAGCGGAATAATCAACCTTAAAAACGGCGAAGTGAGGGCGCATAATCCCGAATATTATTTCACAAAGATTACTTCGGTTGACTGTTCTCAAACGGCAGAGTGTCCCCGTTGGCTTGCATTCCTTGACGATATTTTTGCAGGCGATAAGGAGCTTATTCGCTACATTCAAAAGGCGGTCGGTTACAGTCTGACAGGCTCAACAGCCGAGCAATGCGCATTCTTCCTTTACGGTACGGGACGAAACGGCAAGAGTACATTTATTGATGTTATCCGTGATGTATTCGGCGACTATGCCGCAAACATTCAGCCTGAAACAATCATGGTAAGAAACTCTCAGAGCAGTGCCATAAACAGCGACATTGCACGGTTAAAGGGTGCAAGGCTTGTCACCTCGGTTGAGCCGAACGAGGGCGTGCGAATTAATGAGGGACTTCTCAAACAGCTTACGGGTGACGATACCGTAACGGCAAGAAAGCTGTACAGCGAGGAATTTGAGTTCAAGCCCGAGTTTAAGCTGTGGATGGCGACAAACCATAAACCGATTATCCGAGGTACCGACACGGGCATATGGAGAAGAATACATATGATACCGTTCAATGTTCAGATTCCCGAGGATAAGGTTGATAAGAACCTTACGCATAAGCTCAAAGCCGAAATGACCGCAATTTTCAAATGGTGTATCGACGGCTGTATTCTGTGGCAGAGAGAGGGCTTGAAAATGCCGTCTGCCGTTCTTCAGAGCGTGAGAGAGTACAAGCGTGAAATGGATGTCATTTCCGCCTTTATCGAAGACAGATGTGTGTTAGAGGGTTCGGTGCAGGCAAGCACGCTCTATGCTGCCTATACAAGCTGGGCAGGGGATAACAACGAATATTGTATGTCAAATACCAAATTCAGCACCGAACTTGCCAAACGATTTGAAAAGGTAAAGGGAAGAAATTTCAATTATTTCAACGGAATTTCAATTTATAAAGATTGTTAGTGTGGTAGCTTGAGGAGGGTTTACGGGTTTTTCTAACCTTTCGTATAAGAAAAATAAACTAATATTATATATATAGAAAGGGTTCTTTAAAATAGCCCCAAACCCACCACAAGCCTCCGCAGGAGGTAATATGAAAAAATATGATTTTAACAATCCACAGGTGTTTGAACAGCTTGAGGATAAAGCAATTGACGGTCAGCTTGATTACTCATCCTTTCCGCCACCCGAATATAAATACTTTTCAAGGCTTGCAAAGGTCGGCTACAACAACCGTCATAAAGGCTGGGACATAAACATCTGCCTTGAATGGCAGGACAAGCTCAGAACGGAGTATAAGCGTGACAGAAACGACGCAGACGAATACCGTATGCTTTCGCAAAGAATTATGGATAATGTAAAGAAAAGCGCCGACTTCGTCCGTAAGATGTATCAGTCCCAAACCAACGAGCAAACCGTAATCAATGCCCTCCAAGCCTTAGAATGCCTAACCAACGAAAACGGCTTAACCAAAAGAATAACCGAAAAATTAAAGGAGAATAAAGAAAATGATTGATTGTACGAAAACTACAAACTACTTCACCGAGAAGTTGCGGATGACGAAAAGAACAAAGAACGGACTGTGTAAAATTAAGTGTAGCAACTGTCCTTTGTGTAGTAATAACAACGGTGAAGGTTTATCGTGTCCAACCTTTGAAATGTATTATCCCGAAAAAGCAATCGAAGTTGACGGTAGTAAACCCAACGAAGCAACCGTGTGTGATATGCAAGAGATTAAGCACGGAAGTTGGGAATATGACAGCGAGGGTGTCGGTTATGCAAATTATTTATGTTCTGAGTGTGGCAACTTTCTCACTTTTTACGAGGACATTGATTTGTATCCATATTGTCCCTATTGCGGTGCAAAAATGAAACAGGAGCGTGATACGGATTGACAGTTAAAGATTATTTATATTCGGTCAGGGTTTCGGATAAGCTGATCAGAACGAAGGAACACGAGCTGTCGAAACTTAGGCTGAATATTGCACAGGTATCGGTTAAGCAGAACGAGCCTGTTAAGACATCGGGAGTGAATGACCCTATGCGGATTGTTGACAGGATTGCAGACCTGCAGACTGAAATCAATCGGGAAATTGACAATCTTGTGCGGTTGAAAACTGAAATCCGCAGTAAAATCAACGCACTTGACGATTACCGTTACATTGCAATTTTGACCGAGTATTACATAAATTGTCAGAGGTGGGAAGATATTGCCGAGAGTATGGAAATGAGCGTAAGGCATACCCTGAGATTACACGGCGAAGCGTTACAGGCGTTCCGAAAAAAGTTCGATTTCTCGTAAAATTATTTTGGAATGTCATTGAATGTCACCCTCACCCTGCGTATAATGGTATTATGAAAGTTTGACAAACAGGACATATGTAGAACTCTCCTAAGATAAAAATTGCACAGACCGCTCATAGTTCCAGCTGTGGGCGGTTTTGTGTTGTGAGGGAAAAGAAAGGGCGGTGATACCGTGAAAGACAAATTAAATGCAAGGCAGAGGAAGTTTGCGGAATATTATGCGCAGAGCGGTAACACCGTTCAGAGTGCGATACAGGCAGGATATTCAGAAAATTACGCAAACGCAAGAGCGTATGAATTGTTGGAGAATGTTGGAGTTTCAAAATACATCAAGGAGCTTTCCGATAAGCTCAAGGACGAGCGCATTATGAGTGCAAAGGACAGACAGGTTGCTTTGTCCGATATTGCCCGAAGTGCTGAGCAGGACACTTCCGACAGAATCAGGGCGATTGACACGCTCAACAAGATGACGGGCGAATACACCGTTAAGGTTGACGCAAAGGTTGAGCAGTCCGAAAAGCTATCCGATGTGTTCAGGCAGTTGGGCGGTGAGGGACTGAGTGAGTAACAAATTCCCGCTATCGCAAAAGTATATCGACTTTATCAACACAACAAATGTGTCGGCTGAATTTCTTGAAGGAACTACAGCGTCCGGCAAAACTACCGTCGGAGCAGGCGTTAAGTTTATGCGAATGGTGTCGCAAAGTAAAAAGAAGATACACGCCATTGCCGCCAAAACTACGGGCAAGGCTGAGGAAACTATAATTCAACAGGACAACGGTATTCTCGACTTGCACCGCAACGCTGTCTATTGTGGTAACGGCGACAAGGATTACAAGCTGCCGCATATCAAGTTTGAGGACAAAATTATCTATATTCTCGGTTACAGCAGTCGGGATAAGTGGGAAATGGTTCTCGGTGCGCAGTTTGGGTGCGTTTATATTGACGAAATCAACACCGCCGATATCGAGTTTATCCGAGAGATGTCAACCCGTAATGACTATATGCTTGCAACGCTGAATCCCGATGATCCGAGCCTGCCTGTGTATAAGGAGTTTGTCAACCGCTCCCGTCCTTTTAAAAAATATGAAAATGATGTTCCTCCAGAGATTACGGCGGAGCTTACCGAAGAACCTGTACCGAATTGGCGGTATTGGTTCTTTTCTTTTGCCGACAATTTAAGCCTTACACCCGAACAGATTGAAAAGAAAAAGAACTCTGCGCCGAAAGGTACAAAGCTCTATAAAAATAAAATCTTAGGTTTGCGAGGCAGAGCAACAGGTCTTGTGTTCCCGAATTTTGAGAGGGCAAGACATATCAAATCAAAAGAGTGGGCAGGAAAGTTTTTGAACTGTAACCGCAAGTCGGAACACTTTGTTCAGTTCACCGCAGGTCTTGATACCGCCTATTCGCAGAAGTCGCCTGACACTATCGCAATGACATTTTACGGTATTACCAATCACGGCAAGTGTGTTCAGCTTGATGAAAGAGTTTATAACAACGCTGAAATGCAAACGCCTATTGCCCCGAGTGACACGGTGAAGAATTTTATTGATTTTCTTGACCGCAACCGTGATGAATGGGGCTTTGCACGCACGGCTTTTATTGACAGCGCCGACCAAGCGACTATTACCGAATTTCAAAAGTATAAGCGACAGCACGGCTGTGTCTATGACTTTGCAAATGCATGGAAGAAAACGAAGATTATCGACCGAATCAATCTTGTACTCGGCTGGCTTGCCACCGACTGTTATTTTGTGCTTGAACATTGTAAAAACACGATTGCCGAGTTTGAAATTTACAGCTGGCGAGAGGATAAAGACAACACACCCGAGGACGGTCACGACCATTGCATTAACAGCGGTCAATATGCGTGGCTGCCGTTTAAAAATATTATTGGAAGTGAAATAAATGGGGCTGATTAACAGAATGGCTGAATCTATCAGATCTGGAATTAAAAACTTTTTGCAGATTACTCCTGCAAGCGACAAAACAATTACCGTCACCGAAACAAGCAATCATCTGACCGAGTGCTTTATCAATCGCATTTGGTATTGGGGCAACAGCAGACAGCTTGCGGAGCTGTACAGGCAGATTGATACAAACAAAACTATGTTTTGGGCGGCAAAAAGCACAAAGGGGCTTGAAATCCGTAAAATACACACGGGCTTGCCGGCACTCATCTGCGAAACGCTTGTGAATATCGTAATTGCCGACTACAACGGCACAGATGTTACAAGTAAAAATTCAACCGCTTATGCAGAGCGTTGGGAAGACATTGAAAAGCAGAACAAACTGTCCGACACGGTTAAGCAAATGCTCCGTGACCTATGTGTTGTCGGTGACGGTGCTTTTAAGGTCAGCTTTGACACGGCTGTATCAGATGTTCCGATTGTTGAATGGTATCCTGCCGAAAACATCGACTTTACATATGTGCGTGGCAGAATCCGAGAGGTTAAGTTTTACACCGATTACACGCAAAAACACCGCCGTTACCGTTTTGAAGAAACATACGGTTACGGCTATATTCACTATGCTTTGTATGATGACAACGGCAAAGAGATTGACCTGCACACGGTTGACGCTCTTTCGTGGATTGATTCAAAGGGCGTTACATTTGACGAATCATATATGTGGGCTGTACCTGTCCTTTACGGCAAATCGTGCCACAAGGGCAGAGGTGCGGGCATTATCGGCATAAAAACAGACGCTTTCGACAGCCTTGATGAAGTGTGGTCACAGTGGATGGACGCACTTAGAGCCTGCCGAACAAAGCAGTATGTGCCTGATTGCCTTGTTCCGAGAAATCCCGAAACCTGTCAGCCGATGTCGCCAAATCCGTTTGACAACCGATTTATCACCGTGGGCAACGATATGTCCGAAAACGGCAACGGCAACAGGATTTACACCGAAAGTCCGCAGATTCAGCACGAAAGCTATTTGAGTTCATACATTACTGCCCTCGACCTCTGCTTACAGGGCATTATATCGCCGTCAACTCTCGGCATTGATACGAAGAAGCTTGATAATGCAGACGCTCAGCGTGAAAAGGAAAAGACAACCCTTTACACAAGGCAAAACCTTGTGAAAATTACGCAGAACGCTTTACAGAGCCTTGTTCTTGCCGTACTTAATGCCGACAGTGAGCTTAACGGCAAGGGAATTGTTGACGGAATAGAGGTGTCCGTAAACTTCGGCGAATATGCAAATCCGAGCTTTGAAAGTCAGGTTGAAACCGTGTCAAAAGCAAGACAGGGCGGTTTGATGTCAGTTGAAACCTCGGTTGATGAGCTTTACGGCGACAGCAAGTCGGAGGATTGGAAAGCCGAAGAGGTGCAGAGAATTAAGGAAGAACAGGGCATTGCAGGCGAAGAAGAAACCTCATCATTCGATGATTTGGCAGGACTTGATTTTAAAAATTTTTCTAATTAAACCTTGACAAATGTCCGTACATAATGTATTATATATGTACGGACAAAATAAGGCAGGTGTAAAGAATGTGTCCTAAAGGCAGACCTACGCAAGATAAGCGTGATAAAAGGTTTGAAATCAGATTATCAGCTGATACATATAATACCCTTGAAGAATGTGCTAAAAGTCTTAATATTACTAAGTCAGATGTAGTACATAAAGGTATTGCCTTAGTTAAAGCTGAAATTGATAAAAAGAAATAGAGTGTTGCCCACCGACCAAAGTTTGCAACACTCTAAAAAAACCGACAGAAGTATCTCTATCTGAAATCTATTATATCATTTAAGATTACTTCTGTCAAACAAAACAATTGATAGGAGTTTTTATTATGGCTTGTGTAAAGAGTGTAAAAAAGGTAATCGAAAGTGTTCGTGGCACTGTTAATCCATACTACGATATGGGCTGCGATAATGTCAATGAGATTTATCGTACCAATTCAAGTGTATTTGATATGATTTGTGATGCATTCGTATTCGGCTATGCCCAAGGCATAAAATCCGCAAAAGCTGAAATAAGAAAGGCGGCTAAATGATATGGATAACGAAATTTGGAAAGATATTGAAGAACTAAATGGAGATTATCAAATCAGTAATTTAGGTCGTTTGAAAAGAACAAAAAAATATAGAAATCAATTTACTGAATGGGAAAGCAATAAAATTCTTAAATGGCAAAAAGATAAAGATGGTTACTTAGTTACCAGTATCAAAAATCCATTAACTGGTAAGTATACATCATACAAAGCACATAGATTGGTTGCAAAAGCATTTATTCCTAACCCTAATAACTATCCACAAGTAAATCATAAGGACGAAAATAAAGAAAATAATAATGTGAATAATCTTGAGTGGTGTACCAGTTTATACAATAACCATTACGGAACAAAATTAGAGAAACAAAATAAGAGTGTTAAACAATATGATAAATTCGGAAATCTATTAAGGGTGTGGGATAGTGTAACTGTTGCGGGCGAAACATTGGGAATAGATAAAAGTCATATCGTAAAATGTTGTAGAGGAAAAACAAAAACCGCATATGGCTTTATTTGGAAATATAATTAAACAAGAAAGAAGAGGCAGTTAATTTGTGACAGCCTCTTCTTTCTTGTTATTCGATAGGTGAAACGGATATTATTAATGGACTATGATATTTCAAAAGCATTCGAAAAAATTGAAAATGAACTAATATCATCAATGATAAGAAATTTTAAAAATCATAGAGTTGAAGAAGATAAAAATAATTTTTGTTGGACACAATGGCAGGCTGAACAGCTCAAAAGTCTTGAAGAGTACCGTAAGCACAACGCAAAGAAATTCGGCAGGCGTTTCAAAACCATTAACGGCAAGGTTGAAGAGATGATTCGCACCGCCAAAGCTGACGGAAATGCAAGTCAGGAGGCAGAAATTCTTGAAGCTGTCAAGGACGGTTTCAAAGCCCCGAAAAAGCCGTCAGCACACAGCACAGCCGAGTTCTTTAAGGTGAATGACCGTAAACTTGACGCACTCATAAAATCGACCACAGACGATTTAAAGAAGGCAGAAACGGCGGTTTTGCGTATGAGCAACGACAAGTACCGCAAGGCGATTTTTAACGCACAGGTTGCAATGAACACGGGTGCGGTTACATACGAAAAAGCCGTTGATATGGCGTGTAAAGATATGCTCAACGCAGGTCTTAATTGTGTGGAATACAAAAATGGTGCAAGGCACACGCTCTCGGATTATGCGGATATGGCGGTTAAAACAGCCAACAAAAGAGCCTATCTGCGTGGTGAGGGCGAAAAGCGAGCCGAATGGGGAGTATCCCTCGTTGTTGTGAATTCAAGACAGGGCGGTTGCCCCGATTGTGCAAAATATATCGGCAAGGTGTTTATTGACGATGTTTATTCAAACGGCAAAAAGTCAGACGGAAACTATCCGCTTCTCTCAACCGCAATCAAGAACGGTTTGTTTCATCCAAGATGTAAGGACAGCACAAGTACATATTATCCCGAACTTGATGATTTGGACGCACCGTTGTCTGAAGATGAAATCAAAGAGCTTGACCGTCAGCGAGGAATTGAGGAAAAACAGCAGTATGCACAGCGACAGGCAGAACGCTTTGACCGCCGTGCCGAATACAGCCTTGATGAGGACAATAAACGAATAGCCCAAACCCGAGCCGATGAGTGGCACGATAGAGCGAATACGCTTGAAGAAAAGACAAAGCAATTCTCACTAAACACCAATGAACAGAAATATTACAGACCTGTTTTTGAAGAAGATATATCAAAAACTTTTGAACGCAAAATTGAGGGCGAAACAATTACAATTGATACCCACAAGGCAAATACATTGTGTGACAATGTTTATATTTCAGATAAGGTAAAGCTAAAACGAAAAGAACTTCATAATTTTGATATGCAAGTGAGAAAAGCGTTTGATATGCTCGGAGAGGTTGAAACAAGCGGAAAGCCTGAAATTTGTATTGTCACTCCCGAAGAAATGCGAGTAAATGCTATTGCTTCATATATGCCAATGCAAAATGTTCTAAATGTCAATTCAGCATACTTTTCAACAAGTGATTTGTCAGATTTACAAGAAAACTTGGCTTGTCCGCAAGACGGATTGAGTACAATTCTTCACGAACTGATTCATTGGCAAGACGCTAAAAATTACAGAGCAAAATTCGGAGGTATTAACGATTATTTTGAATATTGCGATTACCTTAATAAAATTTATGCTCCAAAGGTTGAAAAATTGATAAATAACGGTTATAATATAGAGGATATAAGTGAGTATGCTTTTGAATGCTTAAAAGATAAAGCTATGGATGAAGTGTATAACGAGTACAGAGTCAGCAAACTTTTAGGGTGATGATGGTATGAGATTGATACAAACTGAAGAACAAAAATCTCTATGGAATGCGTTTAAGCCGTACCTTGTAACAAATGGTTTAAATGTCACTTTGCGTGAAGATGCTCCACAAGAAGCTAAAGATGCCGAAGCACTTTACAGTAAGCTTAGAGAGAAACAAAAAATGCAATATCTAAAAGATAGTGGCATAATCTAACCGCTCCGTAAAAAGGGCGGTTTTGTTGTTTAACTTGCCTGCAACTTGCCGTAACAAAATTTAACACATCAAATCAGCACTTTGAGAAATCAGAGTGCTTTTTTATTGCATTTAAACTGGTCGAAATCGACTAGTTTAAAATATTGAAAAGGTGGTGACAGAATGAAAATCAGAGTAACAACAGCATTTAATGACAGGCAGAACGGCTATGTAACCCGACCTGTGAATGAAGTTTTTGAATGCTCCGAGCAGAGAGCAAAGGAACTCATTGACGGCGGTTTTGCAGAAGAGGTCAAGCCTGACGCTCCCAAAAAGCCGAGAGCCAAAGCAGTTAAAACAGAAAAAACAGAAAAAGCGGATTAAGCACTTTACGAATATGTAAGGTGCTTTTTTATTGTCCGAAGACATTAAACTACGGGAGACACCGTGCAAAACTGAAACAGAGAGACACTCTATAAACTGATTACGGGAGACACCCGAAAAACTGAAAGGATATGAAAAAAATGGCAGAACCAAATCCAACACCAACCCCCAATGAACCGACACCTGCACCGCAGGGAAACGCTCCTGCCTTTGATTACGACAAGCTCGCAAGCCTTATTACAGGCAAACAGAGCGTGACAGAGGACACCGTTTTGAAGTCATATTTTAAGGAGCAGGGATTGTCAGCCGATGAGATGAAAGAGGCTATCGGTGCTTTTAAAAAGCAGAAAGCCAAGAACACTCCCGACTTTGCAAAAATGCAGTCGGAAGTTGAATCCGCAAACAACGCAAAACTTATGGCAGAAGTCAACCAATCGGCAACCCTCGAAGCCGTAAAACAGGGCGTTGACATTGCAACCGTTCCGTATGTGCTTAAAATTGCAGACTTTTCAAAGGCTGTGACAGACGGCAAGGTCAATGCGGAAAAGCTGACAGAGGCTGTTAAAAAGGTGCTTGACGATATTCCCGCACTCAAGGGCAAACCTGCCGAGAACGGCACAGGAGTTAAGAAAATCGGCGGTGACGGCAACAGCGACAAAAATTTAACAGAAGATGCCTTAAGAGGAATTTTCGGCATCAAATCTAAAAAGTAAGAAAAGAGGTAAATAATTATGGCAGTATTAGAATACGCAACTATTTTCAGTAATGTATTAAGAGAATTGTATGGTCAGGCCCTTACTTGCGATGACCTTTACCACTCAAACTCTGACATTCAGATTATCAACGGTAAGGATATTAAAATTCCGAAACTCTCGGTCAGCGGTTATAAAGACCATACACGAGGTGCAGGCGGTTTTAATTTGGGTACATATTCAAACGGTTACGAAACCAAATCCCTTGACCACGACAGAGATATTGAGTTTGCTATCGACCCTATTGATGTTGACGAAACAAATATGGTAGTGACTATCGCAAATATTCAGACACGCTTTGAAAAAACACAGGCTATACCTGAACTCGACTGTTATACTTACAGCAAGCTTTATACAGAAGCTAAGCGAGTTGGTGCAACAGTAAAAACTACTGCATTAACTGCGGCGAATGTGCTTGCAGATTTTGACGATAACCTTGAGGCTTTTGCCGAAGCGGGTGTACCGCTCGACAGGGTTATTCTTTATGCGACACCACAGTACAAAAAGCTTTTGAAGAATGCAGAGGGTATTCAGAGAACACTTGAAATCAGTTCCGCAAAGGGCATTGACCGCCGTGTTCGTTCCGTTGATGATATTGATAAGATTGTAGAAGTGCCAAGCTCAAGAATGAAGTCTTTGTTTGATTTTACAAACGGTTGTGTTGCTGACAGCTCAGCTAAGCAGATTGACTATATTCTTATTGACCCGGAAGCACAGGTGTCAAGAGTTAAGTATTCATATATCAATGTCTATACTCCAGGTTCTGACAGCCGAACAGCTGATAATTATATATATCAGAACAGAAAAGTTAATGGTACTTTTGCCATTGACGAACTTATGAAGCAGGGCGTAATCATTCATGCCGAGGCTTAAAGCGAGGTGAGAAAAAATGAAAGCAATCAAAGACAATAAGTCATATACAGTCAACACAGACGAGGAAGCTAAGACTTATGTATCCCGTGGTTATGATATTCAGGATGACAACGGCAAAATCAAAGAATATGGATTAGGCAAGAAAATTTCTGTTGATGATTACAATACTTTGAAGAAAGAAAATTCAAAGCTCAAAGCCGAAAACAAAAAACTTAAAGAGAGTACCAAGTCAGACACAAAGGAGTAAATCTATGTATGCCGATTACATTGAACATCAGGGTGGAGATGAAAACAGTATTATCTCTGCCGAACACATTGATGTTCTGACTTTTAACCGCATTGATTTTGAAAAGCTTTCGGAAATGCAGAAGAGAATCATCAGCAGAGTGCATAGCAGACTTACTGCTTTTGAAGAAGAAAATGCCGATATGATTTCTTCCTATCTGAAAAGCTATTCAATCAACGGCACATCAATGGAATTTGGCGCAAGCTGGAATTTAATGTGTATCAGCGGAGTGGCAATTCCTGCCGACCTCTATGCGTTGCTAAAATCAACGGGACTTTGTTATCCTGCAATCTGAAAGGTGCGTGAAAACCGTGAAATTTCCGTCACTTGTAAAAAAGCAGTTCTGCAAAACTCCTGTCGAGGTCACAATCTACGGTGAGGGTGTTACCGAAGACGGAGCACCCCTGACCGTGTTTGAATGCAAAAATCTGTATCCCTCCGACAGCTTGTACCCGTCAGCAACCCTGCACGGTGGCTCTGCCTTGTGTAATATGCAGTCAAAGGCAAAGACGGTCTATACCAAAGAGCAGAAAATTGTTCAGGTGTCGGCTGTCTTGCTTTTTGACGGCGACATTGCTCCCGACAGCCCCACTTTAAGCGGTGGCTTTGTAATCCTTGACGGCGTAAAACGAAACATCGTACAGGGTACAAAACACCGCAACCCCGACGGCAAAGTTAATTTTACGGAATTGGATGTGATTTAATGGGATTTTCGGTATCATCAAAAATCAAACTCAATATGCCTGTTGTAAAACAGCTTGATAGGGCAAAGCAACAGGCTCTTGAACAGACAGGTGACGCACTTCTTAAACAGGTGAAAAACACGCAGGTAATGCCGTTTGATACGGGTAATCTTCAGAACGAAAATACCTTTGAAGATTGTGCGCAGAGTTGGAACGGCACGGTTAAAATTGTGTCAAGCACTCCGTATGCAAGGCGGTTGTATTTTCATCCCGAGTATAATTTCAGCCGTAAGGAAAACATTGCCGCAGGCGGTAAATGGTTTGCTCCGTGGCTTGAGGGTGGTACACGGCAGAATTTTTGCAGTCGGGCATTTGTGAGATTTTACAGAAAGGAAGCAGGACTTTGATTTACTTATCGGACATCAGAGATTGGCTCAAAAGCGTTACCTCAGCCGAGCATTATTACATCGGCAAACTTGACAACAAGCAGGACAGGTCAATCGGTGTGTATTCATTAAAGCAGTCGGGAACACCCACAAGGGCAATCGGCGGTGAAAGCACCTACGATACAATAAGCGTGTCTTTGCTTATCCATTACACCGACAACGCAAGAGAAACCGAGGAGTTTGCACGCAGACTTTACGAAACGCTTTACGACATTAAAAATGTTGAAATTAAGGAACACAAAATCTATATAATCGAACTGCTCACGGAAGAACCCGTTGATGTGGGAACAGACGACAAGGGTGTGTATGAGCAGGTCATTGAAGTTAAATTTTATTACGAAAGGAAGTAATTTTATGGCAAAAGTTGAATCGGGAGTATTCCCGTGCTATGAAAATCAGTTTGCGGTTGGCAAGGCAGGAACAGAATCCGCCACGACAAATATTGCTAACTGCGAAGAATTTTCTGTTGCATTTGACAACGGTGTCGAGGAATGGACAGCCTTTGAAAACGAGGGCTGGAAGTCAAGGCTTATGACAGCAAAGTCAATCACAATTTCGGTAAAGGGCAAGCGTACAATCGGTGACGCAGGCAATGACCAGATTGCCGCCCTTGCATTTGAAAACGGCAGAAAGACAGAAGTTTCGTTTATGTGGACCTTCCCTAACGGTGCAACCGTCCTCTTTAAAAATGCAGTTGTATCCGTTACATCAAACGGTGCAGGCGCAAGTACGGGTGTTGCTCCGCTTGAATTTGAAGTTATGTCAAACGGCAAACCCGTATATACAGCAGCCGCTTAAAAAACGAAAGGAATGAACGATTATGTCAAAGTTAATTGATATTACAGACAAGCTTAATTTTGAGGAAAAGCCGAGTGTCAGAGTTAAAAATGTTGACCTTGCAATCAACAATGACGCAGTTTCAATGCTCAAAGTTGCGGCACTTTTTGAGGACGGCAACGGTAAAAGTAAAGATGTTATTGAAATGTATCATCTTCTTTTTGATGAATCCGAGAGAGAAAAGATTGAAAAGTTAAAGCTGAATATGCACGATTTCAACGCCCTTATCAGCGAATCTGCCAAAATTGCAACAGGCGATTTGACTGACGAGGGGGAAGCTCAGACCCCGGCTACGACCTGATTGATGACTTTGATTTAATCGTGTCGAGCTTTCGCTCGGAGTACGGGGTCAGCATTTATTCAAAGGATTTTGCTAAAATGAGTTGGAATGAGTTCTGCTCACTTCTGCAAGGCTTAGGACCCGAAACACCGCTTGCAAGAACGGTTCAAATTCGCCTTGAAACCGACAAAGAGGTCTTGAAAAACTTTACTTCGTCACAGCATAAAATCCGCAACAAATGGCGGTCAAGGAATGTAAAGCACTATTCAGACGAAGATATGAACACCGTTCTTGCAGAATTTCAAAACTTTTTTGCAAGCTTGTAAACAAAAAGCCACTCCAAACGGGGTGGCTGTTCTTTTGCAAAATTTTATTAGCGTACATCATAACGGTGTGCGCTGTTTTTATGCTTGTTTTTAAAGAATCTAAAATGAAAGGAAGTGGTGAATATGGCGACAAAGGCGGGTGAAATTGAGCTTGATGTCAGGCTTACGGGTGATGATATTTCTAAAACATTGCATAAGATTTCCGATTCAATTACAAAAAAGTTTGATTCGGCGTTTTCAAGTCTTTCAAAAGATTTTGAAAATGTAAGCACGGATATGAAACAGTCCTTTTCAAAGGTTGCGGAGGGCGTTTCTCAGAAAACCGAGAAAGAGTTTTCAAACATCAAAGGCAGCGGTGAGCAGTTAAGCAATTCGGTTTCATCCTCGTTTAAGAAAATCGGTACAGTTGTGGTTGCCGCCCTTTCCGTTGCCAAAATCAAGGAGTTCGGTCAGCAGTGCATTGAATCGGCTGCGGAAGTCAAGGCGGCAAATTCGCAGTTTGAGCAGACATTCGGTACAATGCAGTCACAGGCAGAATCAGCAATTCAGAGCGTTGCCAATCAGAGCGGTATTCTTGAAACCCGATTGCAGGGCGTCGGCACAAGCATTTATGCCTTTGCAAAAACTACTGGAATGGACAGTTCAAGTGCTTTGGGTATGATGCAGGAGGCTTTGCAGGTAACAGCCGACAGTGCCGCATATTATGACCGTTCGCTTGAAGATACCGCAGAAAGCCTGAAATCGTTTCTCAAAGGCAACTTTGAAAATGATGCCGCACTCGGTTTGTCCTGTACCGAAACCACACGAAATGCGGCGGCTAATAAGCTGTATGGCAAGTCATTTACGGATTTGTCGGAATCGCAGAAACAGCTCACGCTTTTGCAAATGGTCAAGGACGCTAATCAGCTTTCGGGTGCTATGGGACAGGCAAGCCGTGAAGCAGACGGTTGGGAGAATGTAACAGGCAACCTCAGAGAAAGTTGGAAACAGCTCCTTGCCGTAGTCGGTCAACCTATTCTTCAGGTGGCAACTCAGGTTGTAAAGCGGTTGAGTTCCGCACTTGCAACTTTAACGGAATATGCCAAAGGTGCGGTTGAATCGCTTTCAAAGGTCTTCGGCTGGGATACAGGCAACAACACCGCAAGCAATATCAAATCTGCGTCCGATTCTGCCAAAAGCCTTACGGATACGGCAGATGACAGTTCAAAGTCGCTTGATAATGTTCAGAAAAGTTCCGAAAAAGCAAAGAGAAGTGTAGCGGGCTTTGACAAGCTGAATGTGCTTTCAAGTACCGATAGTTCTTCAAAGTCAGATACATCTTCATCAAAAAGCTCATCGGGCGGTTCATCAGGCGGAGCTGTTGCAAAGAATGTTGTCAAGGACACAAGCAAAAACCTTTCGGGGGCATTCAAAAATCTATACGAAAAAAGCGGATTCAAAGGCTTTGTCGAGAATGTACAGAAAGGTATTAACAAGGTCGATTGGTCAGCTGTAGGCAAGAACTGCAAGACCGTTTTTGATAATGCTGTTCCCATAGTTCAAAAGGCATTCGGCACAATGCAAAAGGTCGGTTCTGCAAAACTCGGGGCAATCGGCTCTGCATTCGGAGCGGTTGCGACAATCGGCGGAAAGTCGTTTCAGACCATTTCAGGCGGTGTTGCTAAGTGGATTTCAAAAGACAGGGAAAAGATTATCGGCTTTATCGACGCCATAGGCAACAATCTTACAAACGGCTATAACAACCTTTCAATCTTTTTTGATAATTTCGGTACACTTGCAGGCAATGCAATTGACAATGTTCGCCCTCAAATGGAAGAATCAATTTCCAATCTTTTAAGCGGTCTTACAACCTTTGCGGGTTCAGTCGGTGAAGTTGTTTCGGGTGCGTTTTCAACTGCAACCGAAAGCCTTGTTGAATGGACAGAAAATGACGGTGCAACAATCACAGAATTTCTTGAAAATTTACAATTGCAGTTTGCAGATGTGTTTAACTTTATCGGTCAAATTTTCGGAGATATCGGAACAATTATCAGTAATTGGTGGAACGGCAACGGACAGCAGATTTTTCAGAATATCTGCAATATGTTTACCAACATCGGCACAACCCTGATGAATGTTTACAATCAATGGATTAAGCCTGCGTGGGATTTTATCGTAGCAATCGTAAAGTCGGCTTGGGAAAACTGGCTGAAGCCTGTTTTTGAAGGTGCGATAAATTTCTTCGGCAAGGTTGCAGACTGTGTTTCAACCGTGTGGAATAACTTCCTGTCACCGTTTGTAAACTGGCTTGTCAGCTTTTGGGGACCTATATTTCAGAATGTTTTCAATGCCGTAAAAAGGGTGTTTGATAATGTGTTTACATTTATCGGTGGGTTGGTTACCTCTATACAGAAAACATTCGGCGGTCTTATTGACTTTATCACAGGTGTTTTTTCGGGAGATTGGAAAAAAGCTTGGCAAGGTATTTACGACTTTTTCAAAGGTATTTGGGATGGTATTTGTGCCGTGTTTAGATTTATTGTAAATGCTATCATTGACGGTATTAACGGCTTGTGGACGGGTATTTATAACTTTGTTTCCGGTGTTATCAATGCAATCGGCGGAATTGCAGGGGCAATTGGTTCTGTCATCGGGCAGGATTGGAGCTTTTCAATGCCTGAAAATCCGCCTCTCATTCCGAGATTTGAAGAACCCACAGAATCACCTGCACGAAAATTTGCAAAAGGCGGTATTGTTAAAGCTCCGACACTTGCTGTTGTCGGCGATAACGCAGGCGCTAACAGCGGTAACCCTGAGGTTATTTCTCCGCTCAACAAGTTGCAGGGTATGCTCGACAATTCGGGCGGTCAGGATACCGTGATTCTCACACAAATTCTTGACCTGCTTAAACGCATTTATGAAATGTTCATTATCTTCAGCAACAACGGCGGCAACACTTATTTGTTTACTGCCGAGCTTGAGGGTTCAACGCTCTTTGAAGAAATGGTAAGACAGGACGAACTTTACAGACGCAGACACAACGGTAAATCCGCATTTACATAAAAGGGGGGATGATATGTCAAATTACAACGGCTGGTTGCTTAAATTCGGCAACAACATAATGCCGAATAAGTACATTACCGCATTTTCATCAACTCCGAATCAGCGGCTTGAGACTTCTGCGGAACGAGATCAGAACGGTACACTTCAAAGAGCAACGCTGTCAAATTACAAAACAAAAATTTCGTTTTCAACTCACATTCTTCATCTTGACGAAAAGATTGATTTTCAGTCGATTATCAACCTCTCAATGGCGAATAAGTTACAGAGAAAGTGCAGGGTAACTTATTGGAACGATGAAACGAACAGCTATTACACCTCTTATTTTTATATTCCTGATATCGAATATACCGTAATGACCGCCGAAAAAAGTGATATAACCTATCAGCCGATTACGGTTGAGCTGATTGAGTATTAAGGGGTGATTCTTAAAAATGCTTGTATCTAAAGAAATTGCTGATAAGCTGAAAACAAACACACTTTACAACACCGTTGCCCTGCATTCTCCTGACGGCAGTTTTGAGGATATAACCGGTGAAAGTATCGTGCTTAACAGTTTTTCGCTTGAAAATGAAATCGTTGAAAAAGAATTGAAATTCGGCGGTTGCATAGCCTCTGAAATGAGCGTGAAACTCATTGATTATGATTGCTCGGCTTTGATAGGAAAGACGGTACAGGTCATCATAACGGCAACATATCTTGAATCGGAGCTGTATCCGTCAGATGATTTGTACCCGTCAAATACTCTTATTTGTCCTGCCGAAACAGGAACGGTTGAATGTCCTGTTTTCTACGGTAAAATTCAGTCGGCTCAAAGAGATAAAAAACAGCGTAACATCGTCAAAATCACAGCCTATGACGCTTTTTATGATATGTCAAAGGTGGATATGTCTTTGTGGTTTGGAGGCAAAGAGAACTATGGTTATGCGCACTATCAAAAAGACGATAATTTTAAGAGCTTTTATTCAATAATCGCAGAATTTGCCAAAGATTATGCAATTACAGGGGTTTCACCGCCGAGCTTATCTATCTTTAGTGTACCGCTGAAATTTGATGATACCTGCGTGGAAAAGGTTATAAAGGACATTACCTTGTCAGATTTAATCCAAGCTTATGCAGAATTAACTTTGAGCTTTGCCGTTATAGATGCCGACGGAAAAATGCGTTTTAAAAGGCTGTATTCTCAATCTTCCGTTGAAACAATCGATTCGTACAAAGATTTATCCTTTGAAGATTACGAACTTGAGCCTATCCGTATGTACAGTGCTAAGTTTGCTGATAAAAAAGTGTTTTTGTATGGCAACAGTAACGATTTTTCGTGGTATGTTTCCGATAACATTTTGATGAGGTGCAGAACAACAGCAAGTGATATCGGCACAAAATATAATTCTGTTAATTTTTTTGGTGATGTATATAAATACCGCCCGACAAAAATTAAGCTGTTTTCGTATTGGTGGCTTGAGGCAGGCGATAAGTACACAATTAAAACTCCGTTTGAAGATTTGCCGACAATTGAAACATTTGTGTTCAATAAGAAAATGGACGGATTTATAACTGCCCTCACATCAAAGGGCGAAAAACGATTAGGAAAGGAAGTAAAAGAAAATGAACAAATACAATAAAATTGTCTTTGTGAACGGCTCTGTTCCTGCTCTTAACGCCGACAACCTCAACCATATGGACGAGGGGATTGAACGGGCAACAGACGGAGCAATTGCACTTGAATCCGAAATAGCCACAGCAAGAGGCAGTTCTAATTCGCTTGGAGCAAGGCTTGATACGGTTGACACAAATCTTGCAAACAAAGCAGATAAAGCCAGCACTCTTGCAGGCTACGGAATTACGGACGCATATACGAAGGAAAAAACAGACCAAAAACTTGCCCAAAAGCTCAATTCAATGCCGTTTGACAGCGAGCCCAAATATAATAGCCCGTGTTATCTCACAAGCGGTACGGTTTACAGCGCCCTGCTTGTTAAAGCAGATAAAACCGCCTTGGCGACTAAATACGATTCGTCAAATATTGAAAGCGGAACATCAACACTTACACCTTATTCAACCATTGCCGATAAAATCAAAAGTGCAAGCTGTACATATAAGACGATTGGTGACATCGTAATCGTCGGTGCAACGGTCAAAATGAATGCGGCTACAATTGGAGCAAACAGCACATATCCGCTGATTGATTTGCCGTACAAATGCATTGCCGAGGACAATGTTTTTTGTGTCGGCATTTCAAACCTTGGCAAGGTCTTTAAATTTGCTGTGTTAAAAAATAACACTTGGTTGCAGTTTCAGACACAGGATAAGACGGCTTACACATTCGCAGACGGCGAACAAATCAATGTGATTTGTTCGTACAAAATTAAATAACGGAGGTAAAAATTATGGAACTTAAAGAAAAAATCACACTCGATATGCTCACAAAGGACAGCGTGTCGGTGCTCAGACAGCAGTTTTTAACCTTTAACGGTGAAGAAATGCAGGTCGGCGGAAACATCCGCAATGCCTATATGAATGATGAATCAGGCAGAGAACAGATAAGAAAAGTCTTGTCTGATGAATACTACAATGCCGTTATGGCTGTATGGGGAACAGAACCGACAGTCGAAGAGCCGACAGAAAGCGAGGTGTAAACAATGAAAGAAAACATTTTACAGGCATTATTTGCCACTGTGTGCGGTGCTATTGTTGCATATCTTAACATCTTGCTTGTGCCGTTTGCGGTGATGATTGCGGTAATGATTATCGATTACATCACAGGAATGGCACAGGCATACATAAGCCACACGCTGAACAGCCGTGTCGGTGTAACAGGCATTATCAAAAAGGTAGGCTATATCGTAGCTGTAGCGGTCGGTATTGTCGCCGACTATCTCATCAGCTCGGCACTTGTCAACTGCGGAATCGACCTGCGGATTAACTACTGTATCGGCATGATTGTTACGATTTGGTTTATCATCAACGAGTTGATTTCAATTTTAGAAAACCTCTCGGAAATCGGTATTCCGTTGCCGAAATTTTTGGTATCAATCGTTAAAAGGCTGAAAACCACAGTCGAAGTAAAAACAGATGAAAGCGAGGAATAATATGAAAATACCGTTACAAAGCCTCAGATTGATGAATTACTCGAAAAATCAGAAATTAAGGTCGAAACAGTTTACGGCAAGGCAACCACAGTAAGCTGTAAACTGCCAAACGGATTTGTTATAACTGAATCAAGCGGAGCAGTTGACACAGCAAACTATGATGAAAAAATCGGTACAGAAATCTGTATGGCAAGAATTGAAAACAAATTGTGGGAACTCGAAGGATATGCACTTACAAAACAACTTTACGAAAGTGAGGAATAATTAAATTATGAGTAATTCAAAACTTGTTAATTACACAAAATTAAGTCCAAATCACAGCGGTAAGCGTACACACAGCATTGACCGAATCACTCCACATTGCGTAGTCGGTCAGTGTTCAGTTGAAACACTTGGAAACATTTTTCAGAATACAGCTTGTGAGGCAAGCTGTAACTACGGAATCGGCTATGACGGCAGAGTGTTGCTCTGTGTCGATGAGGGCAACCGCTCTTGGTGTTCATCAAGCAATGCAAATGACCAGCGTGCAGTCACAATCGAATGTGCAAGCGACACAACAGATCCTTACACCATGAACAGCAAGGTTTATAACAAACTCGTTGCACTTTGCGTTGACATCTGCAAGCGTAACGGCAAGACTAAACTGCTTTGGTTCGGTAACGAGGACAAGACTTTAAACTATTCGCCAAAATCAGGCGAAATGGTCTTGACTGTACATAGGTGGTTTGCAAATAAATCCTGCCCAGGTGACTGGCTCTACAACAGGCTTGGCAATCTTGCAGACGAAGTAACCGCACAGCTCGGCGGTAAAACATCAAATAAGGAGAATGAGGAAATGATTAAATACGGTTCACATAATACAGCAACACTCGCATTCAAAAAGCAGTTGATTACTTTGTACAACATGAAGATTATCAAAACAAAAGTTGACAATTCAAACGGCTTCGGTGACGGCACTTTGAAAGCTGTAAAAGAGGCACAGAGAGCAGGTAAGGTCACGGTTGACGGCATTGTCGGAGAGAAGACAATCAATGCTATTTATCATCTCATCAATGACGGCATCAGAGCCAAGGATAGCAAAATCGCCAACGCTAAAAAAGCACTCGGCTGATATTGAATGTTTCGCACCGCTACAAAGTTAATGGCGGTGCGAAATGTTATCAAAGAATTGAGGTGAAACAAATGATAGAACTGTATCAAGGTGATTGTCTTGAATTAATGAAAAACATTGCCGATAACAGCGTTGACTTGTTACTGACAGATCCGCCTTATGTGTTAAACACAAAGGGCGGCGGAACTGTAAACAAGATAATGAAATTAAGTGAATCTTTAGCGGATGTCGAGAAAGCAAAAATAATTAATGGGTATGATATTGAACTTTTCGGACAAGAATTTTTGCGAGTTATGAAAGAAATCAATGCTTATTTTTGGTGCAATAAAGCACAAATATATGATTATTTAAAATTTTATGTCGGGCAACTTAAATGCAAATTTGATATAATTTGTTGGCACAAAACGAACGCTTTGCCCACCTATTCAAATAAGTATTTAAGCGACACCGAATATTTACTTTATTTCAGAAAAGGAAAAGGTAAGTGCTTTCCCCACAGTTACGAGGATGCGAAAACATATTATTTAAGCGGTTCAAACCTAAAAGGACAAAAAATGTGGAAACATCCAACCATTAAACCTCTTTACATTACTGAAAAAATAATCCGAAACAGTTCAAAAGAAAATTACACTGTTTTAGATCCGTTTATGGGAAGCGGAACAACAGGTGTTGCCTGCATAAATACAAATCGCAATTTTATTGGTGTTGAGCTTGACGAAAAGTATTACAAAATTGCTGAGGAAAGAATAAATTCAGCGATTAAACAAACTACATAACAAAATAACAAACACATAATTGCAAAAAATCCCCCTCATCCGACATAAAAAACGGGTGAGGGGAGTTTGTTATTATTTATTATTTTCTTCCGCAATCCTTTCGAGCTCACGAATACAGTTTACAAATTAAAGGTGAGGTGAATATCACACTTTTTCTGCCTTGCATTTGCCTAACATTTTTAACCGTTTTTCTTGTATTTTAACATATTTTAGCAGATGAAAGGCAAAAAAATAACCGCACTAAAAAACTTAAAAATGGCTTTCTAATGCGGTTTTTTCTATGGTCGAGGTGACAGGACTTGAACCTGCGGCATCTTGGTCCCAAACCAAGCACTCTACCAAACTGAGCTACACCTCGAAATGTTGTTTAATAACAACAGCTTGATTATTATATACCATATTTTCGGATTTGTCAACATGATTTTCGCTTTTTATTCAAAATTAATTCAAATATTTTGAAAATCACCATAAAACAGACCGAAAATGTGGTAGAAAACAGCCGTCCCTACATAAGAAACGGCTGTTGGTGCGGATAACAGGACTTGAACCTGCATGAAATTGCTTTCACATGGACCTGAACCATGCGCGTCTGCCAATTCCGCCATATCCGCATATGTTTAATTTTGTGTACAAGAAGTCGATAGTGAGCATTTAAACTGAAATATGTTAGCAACGCTACCCCTGACCTACTGCTTAGAAGGCAGTTGGTCACTCTTAGCATCCATTATTTGTGCAACACCCAAAATGTGCTATATTATTATAGCAGACCGGCAGGTAAGTGTCAAGTGACATTTACTTTATCGGTCTGTTTTACGCTGATTATTTTTCAGAATCGGGTTTGCGGATTTTGAAACCGTCATATTTTCCGATGTCGCAGAGGGCAATTTCGTGGCAACCCATTCTTGTTGACAGCGGTGCAAGTTCCATATAGTCGCCATAGAGGAAAGTAAGGTACTTGTCATATTCCTTTGGCACGGGGAACTTGTAACCCTCAAAGTCGGCATAAGCAACATCGTCAAGATATTCCTTTGGAAAAGCACCGTTATAAATATTTCTGCCCATTCCGTCATAGAGATATTTTGCGTTCTTTTTGTTTTTAAAGAATTTTAAAGTACGGACTTCAAGCCACATACTGAATCTGAGCGGAAATATTTTTTTGCAGAAATTTGTTACAATGCTCTGGATCCTACTGCCGTTTTCAGCCTTGCGATTGTTCCATTTATTGAACACCAGCGCTCTTGTGAACAGAGTCACAGCCATATGAATTTTTCGTCCGATTGCTGAATTGGCTGTGTTATCATGACAGAAAATATCAAACGCAATTCCGTTGTGCATTGCGTGATGGTCTTTTGCAAAGTCGGTTGCAAAGAAAGTGTCGTCCAGTCTGACCTTGGCAAATTCATAGAAACAAGCCTTGTCCGTATGGTACGATTGAAAAGTCATATTGCTCGGAAGTTCCTTTGGCGCAATCTCGCAAAAGCGGTCAAAATCTTCACGCAACATCATAATATCGGCATCATCATCCCACGGAATGAATCCTTTGTGACGGATTGCACCGAGAAGTGTTCCGCCGCCGAGAAAATATTTTATGTTGTGCTTTCGGCAAATTCTGTCGGTTTCAAGCAGAAATGCAAGCTGAATTTCGTGAATTGAATCAAGTCTGCGTTCGTGTGAGTGGGGGATACGCAGAACTTTTTCGGACTTCATCTTGTCCATTATGCAGATTTTCAGCATGGTTTCAAGGTCAATGTCGGGAGTGCATTCGTTTACGGAAATCTTGTTTGAATTAATTGCACAGCCGTCAAGCTCCGCAAAATTGCCCGACTCAATTGTACAGCGACTGCCGTAAATATCGTTGAGAACAGCCGCAATCATAATCAGCGATGCGTTGCAATTTTTGCCGCCGACATTATAAACTGTGTTTTCTTTAAGAGTTGTCATTGCGAACACAATCGCCTTTAAAACATCGTTGATATAAACAAAGGTATAGCGATCCCTTGTTGCCGGAACAACTGTGTTACGGCGGTTGGCTATATCGTCAAAAACAGGATCAAGCACGCTTGTAAAGTTGCTTGACGCTCCCAAAATTATGCCCGTTCTGAGCGTTGTAACGGTTGATTCGCTGTTCTTCAAAACCGAGTGCAAGGCGGTTTCTCTCGTTCTCATAAGCTGACCTGCAAGCGATGAGGGAGAGGTTGTGTCAAGTCCTGCGTACTCGTTTTCGGAATAAACTCTGTGCGGTTTGGCTTTGCCGTAAATTCTGCTGTCGTTCACAACGACAACCCTTGCGCCTGTGGCTTTTGCAATTTTGGCACAGGCATTTATCTCTGCAATGCCGTCAATCATAATCTGTGGATTGTTGTCTGTATGCTCACCGCAGATTCCTGTTGTAATTACATAGTCGGCACTTGAAATTTCCGATGTGGAATTATAATCAACAAAATCAAAATCATCTCTTAACAGGAGTTCGCTGTGGTAGGATGCCATTGCGTTGCGTGATTTGCCGAGAAGGATAACTTTTATTCCGAGCCTCTTAGCCTCGTTATTGTACAGAAAGGCATAGCAAAGACACCTTGCAAGTTCACCGCCCGAGATGACAATTGTTTTGTTCCTGAGCTTTGCAAGAGTTTCTTTTTCAACTCCGGGCAATGCCGCCCTGTCGGCCTCAAATTCGTTTAAAAAATCTTTAATACGCATTACTTTATCCTTCGCAATTCTGCACGCAGTTCCGTTGCTCTTATACTGCGTTTTATTCCGTCTTTAAGCGTGGTTTTCGGACTAAAGCCGAGTGATTTTATTTTATCATTGCACAAAACATACGGTGTGGGTGATGACGGAGAAAATTCGGGTTCTTCTTCATCTTCTCTGTGAACGAACACTACAGAGAGATTTTTTTCGGGATTTGCCGATTTTGCAAGCTGTGCAAATTCCCGCATTGTCACATTTGCGTTATCGTTTGAAATGTTGTATGCCTCACCGCTTTTTCCGTTAAGCAAAATATCAATCAATGCCGAAACCGTGTCCGTCACATAGCAAAAGCTGAACTTTTCGCCACCGTTATCTGTAAGCATAATGCTTTGATTTTTTGCCGCACTGACAATCAGCTTTGCCCATTTTCTTTCATCGCTCATTCTGACACCGCCGAGTGTGGGGCAGGGACGGGCGATTTTTACATTCATACCGAACTTTTCGGCATAGCAAACAGCAAGTGTTTCGGCTGAACGCATATTTTGTGCGTATGCACTGTCGGCATCGGTCGGATCAAGATAGCCGAGGTCGTTTTCGGAAATGTTATTTTTACCGCTGAAAACCTCCCCGTAAACCATATATGAAGATACGAGCAGAACCGATTCGGCATTTGACTCTTTTGCATATTCAAGCACATTTGCAAAGCCCGAAGTGATTGTATCCGCAATTTCGGGATTACTGCAATCTTCCTCTGCAACCTCACACGGGCAGTTGCAGTATATTACAAAGTCGGCTCTTTCAATCTCCGGAAAGTTCTTTGACTCTCCGATTTCAACAACAAAATCTTTGCGGAGAGTAAGGTTGCCGAACTGCTTTTCGGCATCTTCACGGCTTTTTGCAAGGGTGATTACCCTTGTGTTGTTTTCAAAAAAATCATTGTCCTCAAGCAATGTGCATATAATGTAATATGCAATAAGTCCGTGACAGTCCGACACGAAAACAGTCTTGTTTTTTAACTGTTGAAAATTTATCCTGTTGTCTGCAATTTTTTTAATGTCCTCAAAAATTTCGGAGGGCAGATTGCCTTTTACGGTACAGTCCAT